GTGTGGATGACCGTGGCGCTGGCCCCGTGGCTGGGGACGCGGACGACCGCCTGGACGAGGTCGGCGGCGGGCGGGACCGCCCGGGCCTGCCGGAGGAGGGACGGCAGGGCCAGGGCGGCGAGGAGGACGGTCAGGCACAGGCGGCGGCTGAGCCGGGACATGGCGGCCTCTTCTCTGTTCCGTTCCGATCAGGTTCCGGGAGCCCCTCCCCCGCGTACTCGGGGGAGCGGGCGCGACGCTTCAGCACCTGCCTCAGGGGCTTGGGATGGCGGTGGCCGGGGCGGCCGCCGGGGCGGTGGTCGTTGCCTGGGGCGCCGGCTTGGCGGGCGCGGCGCCGGCCAGGCCCTGCAGGAGCGTGGCCAGGGCGCCCACGGTCGTCGCCCCGCCGACGCTGGCGGGCAGGGTGGTGCCGGCGGGCAAACTGTTGAGCACCTGGACCAGGCCGGGCAGGAGCGAAGCCAGGGTGGGGGCTCCGGTCGCCTGCGGGCCGCCGCGGGCGGCCTGGCCGGCCGGGGCGGGGGGCTGGTCGTCGCTCACCTTCGGGTCGGGCCAGATGCCGGTCTTGTCCTGGAAGGCGCGGAGGAGGGCGGCGTACTGGATTTTCGCCTCCTCGTAAACCATCACGCCCTTGCCCTGCAGGTTCGTGTCCTGGATCAGGGGGTCGATGGGGACGCCGCCGCCCGAGGTGTTCTCGCACACGGCGGCGGCGTTGGTCGCGGCGGCGTTGATGAGCAACGCCTTGATCAGATCGGTCGCGGACATCAGTTACCTCGGGGCTTGGCCCTGTCAAGGAGGTGGTCGAGCTTCTGCTCGATCCGTTCGAGTTTGCTGCGGGTATCGCCGATCTGGCTCTCCAGGACGGCGATGCGCTCGCTGCTGGACTTCACCGTCTGCACCGTGCCCGTCCAGGCGGCGACCGCCAGGGTGGACAGGATGCCGACGATCCAGGCGGACGCCCTGCCGTTGCCGAGAGTGCCGTTGGTGCTTGCCATGAGCGGACTCCTGCTTGTTCCTTCCGTTGGACGAGTGTATCCTGTGAGTGGTCAATAGCAATTTATCCATTATTAGAGGGCGTCGGTCGGCCAGAGCCGGGGCTGGAAGCGGTCGAGGTAGACGCGCTGGTGGACGGAGCCGGTGCCGCGGGCGACGACCTCGACGAAGACCACGTAGAAGGCCGTCTTCTTGGTGCTGGGGCTGCCGGTGTCGTAGAGGACCACGGTGTCGGCTGCCGCGTTGTTGCGGGCCGGGTCGAGCTGGCTGTTGTAGGCGTCGCGGACGTCGACCGTGTCGCCGACGTAGAGGATGTGCGTCCACTTGAGCCACTGGGCGCTGCCATGCCGGCCGGTGGCGGCGTAGGGCTTGAGGTAGCCGGGCACGGCCGCCTGGGCCGCGGTGCCCGCCGGGTAGGGGCTGGCCGGGTTGGCGTTGCGGAAGACGTCCACCAGCACGTTGGCCGCCATCGGCAGGGACATGGCTCACTCCACGGACGCCGGGACTTCTCTCGGGGCGTAGTCGAGGCAGCGCCGGCACTCCGGCTCGGTGGTCTGGCCGTGCATCGCACACGGGTAGAGCTTGAGCCGGACCTTGCCGGCACACGGGCGACAGGGCAGCAGGTCGCCGGCGGGCGGCCCGGCGTGCCGGCAGGTCAGGACGCGGAGGGCGCTGGTCATGGCTCAGCTCCATTTCGGGTGGCTGGGGCTGAGTCTTCGAAGCCCCAGCGGCAGAGGCAGGCCACGGACCTGGGGCTTCGCTGCGCTCAGCCCCAGCCACCCCGCCACCCTGCAACAGCCTCACGGGTCAAAACCCTACAGCGGCGTGATGGTCAGGTTGGCGGGCCAGCCGGTGCAGGGGATGTCGGCGAAGGTCCGCGGCAGCGTGTTGGCGCCGTTACAGTGGAAGCTCGAATCGGCCAGCGTGTAATCGACGAAGGCGCCGCCGAAGGTCACGTTCGTGACCGCCAACTGCCACACCTGCGTCCCCGGCAGGTAGTCCAGCTCCCAGATGTAAGCCGCCCCCGTGCCGCACTGGCAGGGTGTGTCCTGGCTCTTCCAGGTGCAGCCGGAGGTGTAGGTCAAGGTCCAGTTGCCGTTGAGGCCGCTACAGTCGGTGCAGGTGCCGTTGGCGACGCCGCTCACCGACAGGGCCCAGCGCCGGGGCATGGTGCCGCAGGACCCGCAGCTGACGGCCACCGTCTCGTGGAGCAGGTCCGCCTCCTGGAAGTGCTTCGGCCGGCGCCGCGGCGGCCGGGCGGGCCTGTGCCGCCGCTTCGGCCGCAGGAACGGGGCCACGTTGACGCCGCACGGCCCCTGCCGCGGCCGCAGCCGGTCCAGGTAGACCTCCTGGAAGACGCCGAGCTGGTGCGTCCGCTTCTGCACCAGCACGACGTAGAAGGCCGTGCAGAACCCCGCGACCGGGTAGTCCTTCAGGGTGATGGTGTCGGCGGCGGCCGGCGCCTCGGTGCCGAGCTGGTTGGCGTAGGCGTCGCGGACGTCGACGGTGTCCTCGACGTAGAGCACGTGGGTCCAGTAGAGGTTGAGGGCCTGGTAGCCGAAGCGGCCGGCCTTCAGGTGGTGCTTGAGGTAGCCCGGCACGCCCGCGACCGCGGCCACCGCCCCGTTGTCCGGGAAGGGGTTGAGGGCGTTGAAGCCGCGGTAGATGTCCACCAGGACGTTGGCTGCCTGCGGGAGTGCCATGTCAGCCCTGGTTGTTGAACACGCGGTAGTGCCGGTACGGCCGCAGGATCGCCTTGATGCGGTCGGGCAATTCACCGGCGCCGGGCCGCGGGGCCGTGTAGCTGTAGGTGCCGGCCGTGCTCTCGCTCTGTAGCGTCAGGTCGCGGCCGAGCTGCTTGAACCAGGTTGCCGCCAGCTCGGCCGTCGCCTCCTGCACGTCCTCGGGCACCGTCGTGTAGCCGGCGGTGTACTGCACCCGGAAGTTGTTGACGCCGACCGGCCAGATCAGGTCCTCGGGGTGCAGCAGCTCCGGGTCGGTGTAGGGGATGGCGCGCAGGAGCCAGCCGCGGCGCTGGTCGAACTGGTAGCCGGCCAGCTCGTAGGTGTGCATCTTCAGCTCGGCGTTCTGCCCCCAGGCGGTCAGGGCGCCCTGGCCGTCCGGGTTGGTGCCGCCGGCGCCGGAGGGGCCGTTGGGGCAGTAGAGGTCCGCCGAGGGCCAGTTGGCGTAGTCGCCGATGACCTGGGCGGTCCAGCCGCTGCCCAGCGCGGTGACCGCGGCGGCCAGCGCAGTGAGGGTCACGTTGCCGCTGAAGGTCAGCGTGTTCGTGGTCTTGACACCCGAGGCGACGCGGAGCAAGGTCAAGCCGGTGCTGGTGACGCTGGCGCGGGCCTGCTGGTTGGTGGCCGTGTCGGTGTTCTGCACCTTGAGCACGGTCACCGGCCGATAGCGGACCGACTGGAGGCTGACGAGTGGGTACTCGCGCAGGACCAGCCGGCGGTCGCCGGTGCCGTTGTACAGCTCGTCGTAGGCCTGGCTGGCGAAGTCGCGGCGGCAGTAGCGCTGCACGGCCAGGGTGGCGGCCGTGACGAGCGTGGCGATGGCCGGCTCGTCGGCGTTGGACGCGTTCGGCAAGTTCTGCCGCGCCCGGTCCAGGTTGATGAGGTCCTGCGTGGCCATTACTTGCTGCTCCTGGTCTTGGCGATGCAGCTGAGCTTGCGGAACAGCTGGATCAAGCCCCGCGTGGCGGTGATCTCCACCGCGTAGAGGCCGTTCTCCGTGAGGCCGGCGCTGGTGCTGTGCGTCAGGGTGCCCTCGTAACGGCCGTTCGAGATGAAGGTCATCGTCGTGGTGTTCTGGACGACCGCGCCGGTGGCGTCCTTGAGGACGAAGCTGACGGTGGCGTCGTTGACGAAGGTGCCGTCGGAGGCGTTGGTGAGCGCGTCGAGGCGGACCAGGTTGTCGCTGCCGACGCTGATGACTTCGAGGGCCATGACTGCCTCAGCAAAGGTTGACGGAGGCAGTGGCGCCCCACGTCTCGCGGGTCAGGGCGGTGGCGGCGTAGCTCTCCTGCGCCGACGCCGCGGCCGCGTAGGTCTCTTGCGCGGTGGCGGTGGCGCCGTAGCGCTCCAGGGCCAGGGCGGTGGCGCCGTAGGTCTCCTGGACCAGGCCGGTGGCGCACAGCTCCGACAGCCGGGGCGGGACGAGCGGCGCGTCGTCGCTGAACGGGTGACGCCGGACGGCCCGGTGCTTGCGGCGGACCTCCTTGAAGGTGCGGCGCCGCTTGGGGCGGAAGATGCTCAGGTCGGGCGGGGGCGGCGGCAAGGTCGTCGCCCACTCCAACCCCTGGTGGCGGTGCCGCCGGCAGCGCTTCGGCCGCTTGTCGGCGCGGCGGCGCTTGGGGGTGAACAGGCTTTGGTTGTAGGGGTCGAAGCTGTTGGCCGCGACCAGGGCGACGAGCTGGCCGATGTTGACGGCGGCGGTGTTGGTCGAGCCGGTGCGGTTGCCGGTGGCGCCGGCGTTGCCGAGCAGGTCGTCGCCGACGCCGAGGCCGGGCGTGTTCGTGCCGTTGCTGACGCGCTGGGACTCTCCGAAGGGCGCGCTGACGGCCTGGCCGGCGTTGGTGCTGCCGAGGAAGAGGAGGGTGTCCGAGTCCTTGGTGGTCGTGACGCCGGGGGCGGTGACGGACGTGGAGCTGGCGTTGCCCTGGCCGGCCTTGTCGTCGATCGGCCCGCCCGTGTTGGCGTTGGCGTAGGTGACGATGGCGCCGGCGGCCTTGACGGAGAGGCTGAAGGTCCAGGTGTAGTTCGCCGGCTCGCTGTTGGCGACGCGATACCAGAGCTGCTGTTTGAGCGTGTTGTTGCCCGGGTCGGTGTCCGTGCGGATCGAGGTCCAGCCGATGGGGGCGGTGATCGTCGGCAGGAAGCCGGCGGAGGGGCCGACGACGACCAGCGCGACCATGACGTCGTTGGTGATGGTGCCGACCGGGACGTTGACCTGGAGCGAGCTGACCAGGGAGCCGCCGCTGTTCGTGTCGGCCTCACGGCGGAACGAAGCGGCCATGGGTGGTCCTCGTTGCTGAGTCGTGCAGCCTGAGCGGGGGGCGTGAGCCCCCTGAGCAGTGCGGTCTCGGGGGGCTCACGCCCCCCGCTCAGGGGGGAGTTAACTCAACCGATCTCGCGGAACACCAGCTTGACGGCGTAGTCGGTGCTCGACGCCGACAGGTTGTAGGCGCGGATGCCGATCACCCCCGACGGCGGGACGTAGATGCGCTCCGCCTCGCTGTTGGGCTCCCAGCGGAAGCCGACCAGGGAAGGGGCACCTTCCTCGATCAGCACGTTGCCGTAGGTCGTCGGCTCGGTCGAGGAGCTGGAGCCGGTGTTGACCGTGCTGCCGGCCGCCTGGTCGCCCGCCTCCAGCGGCGCCGGCGTCTGGCTGGTGAAGCCGGTCGGCGAGCCGAGCGTCGTGATGCGCGCGACCTGGCCGGCGAGCTGGAAGTTGGTCGCGTTGTTCTCGTTGGTGATCGAGACGTTGAGCAGCTCGACCACCTTGCCGGCGGGGGCAGTGAGGTAGGCGAGCGTGCGCGGGTTGCCGGACGTGACGCCGGCGATCTTCACGTCGACGGAGTAGACGCCTCTCATGACAGACTCCACAGGAATTTACTGAGCTTCAGGGGACGGAGTGTGTGGACGGCGATCGGGGTCTCGGCCGAAGGCCGGGTGGACTTGTGCTCCAGGACGTGGCTCGGGTAGCGCCGGCCGGTGTCGGTGCGGACGTCCACGTCCAAGGTCAGCCGGTCGCTGGCGTTCTCGACGGCGTAGCGCCGGAACGCGACGCACACCACCGGGACCAGCGGCCGGTCCGTGAACTCCACGACGCGGGCCACGAGGTCGGCCGGCAGCAGGTCGTAGAAGTCCGGCAGGAAACCTTGTTCCAGGAGCACCCGGGCGACGGACTCTTCGATCGTGGTGCGGAACTTCTGCGTCTCGGTCTTGGCGCTGAGGGCGTAGGTGTCCGAGGGCTGGTAGCAGCGGAGGCGGAGGACGAGGTAGCGGTCGCCGCGGCGGCGGACCTTGCGCAGCCGGAACCGGCGGGTGTCGAAGTAGGTCGTCTCCAGGTCCTGGCCGCGGAAGGTCGGGTCGAACGCCTCGGCCGGCAGGAGCGTGGTCATGTCCCGGGCGACGGCGGGCAGCCGGTCGGAGGGGACGCTCCAGGTGCCGCGGTTGGAACGCAGGTCGCCGGTGGGGATTGGGGGCATGGCTGTCCAAGCGGGCCTGGTGGCCCGGGCTGGGGGTTTGTAGTTCCGCCTTGAGGCGGCAACACCACCTCAAGGCGGAACTACGAATCGGGGTTAGCTGACCACGGAACGCTGGGCCACGGCGGCGACGTCGTTAACGCTGCCGGGCTTGTCGATGGCCTCGCCGCCCAGGGCGAGGCAGCAGACCTGGGTGGCGGCTGTGCCCACGGTGACCAGGGCCCGCAGGTACCGCTTCGTAAGCTGGCCGGCCCGCGCCTCCAGGGTGGCCAGGCGGTTGTTGCCGCCGCCCGCCGCCAGGGTGGTGATGGCCACGCCGTTGCCGGCCAGGTCGGTGAAGGTGACGTTGTCCGTGGACTCCTGCAGCTTCATGTCCACGGTGGCCGACGCGCCGAACGCGCCGACGTCGAGCACGAAGAGGGCGCGGCGGAAGCGCTGCATGTCCACGCCGCCGGTGCCGGTGGGCGTGGCGGCGGCCAGCGACTGCGAGTGGATCGGGGCCCCGGCGAGGGACAGCCCCTAGCTCATTTGTTCGGTGTACACGGGGAAGGGCTCCTTTTAGTTGAGGACCACGAACGGGCTGACGGTGCTGGCCGCGTCCTGCAGGGTGATGACGTTGTCCAGCCACGGCTGGCCGTCGACGCGCTCCACCACCCGCCAGGTCATCTGGTTCTTCAAGAAGTTCACGTGCTGGCTGGCCGCGATCTCGATCTGCATGCGGTCGCCGACGATGTACAGCGACGGGTCCACCAGCATCACGTCGCCCTTGGTGCCCAGCGTCGGCACCTTCTCGCTGGTCAGCACCGGCAGGCCGAACAGCGTGCCGGGCAGCCTGTCCTGGGCGCCGCCGATGTTGGGCACCCACACCAGCCGCCCCGAGCTGTCGGCCAACTGGGTCAGCTTCTCCCAGACGTAGGGGTGGATGACCCAGACGGCGTTCTTCTGGCTGCTGGGCAACAGCCGCGAGAACATCTTGGCCGCGTCGGCGTAGACGAAGCTGCCGCCCGTGTTGCGCGTGATGGCGATGGTCGCCTTGGCGTTCAACAGGCCGATCGGCTTGCCGACGCCGTTGCCCTGCAGGAAGGCGAAGTCCTCGTACCAGGCGATGGCCTGGCTGAAGACCGTCATGAGGAACTTCTCCAGGCCGAAGCCGGCGTCCTGCAGGAGGACGTTCGAGCTGACCGCGTAGCCGGACAGCTCGTGGGCCTTCAGCTCCATCTGCTTGAACTGCGGCTCGGTCTCGGTGCGGGTCTGGGCCTCCTCCGTCCAGTACATCTGCACGCCGCCGAAGAAGGGCGTGACGCCGGTGGCCTGGACGGTGGTGACGTCGAGGTAGGGGATGAGCAGCGTGGCCGAGGCCATCGGCTGGACGTAGGCGCGCGGCCGGATGACGGCCTTCTCGGCGATGAGGGCCTGGAGCTGGTTGAGGAACTCGGGCGGCACCACGTAGCCGCCGGTGACGCCGGACGACTCGGCCAGGGCGGCCTTGGTGCGGACGGAGCCGTACTCCTTCTCCAGGTAGCCCTCGTCGTTGGCGGCGACGTGCAGGAGCCAGTCGCCGAAGCAGTGCTTCGGGTCGTGGCCGGCCGCGGCGCCGTCGCCGGCGAAGATGGCCGGCACGGCGTGCCGGCGGGACTGCGACTGGGCGTCGGCGAACTGGCGGAGGGCGCCGTCCACCGCGGTGCTGAGGCCGTCGGTGAGCTTGCCGAGGGCCTGCTCCATGGTTTTGGCGACGAGCGGGCCGAGCGGGTCGCCGTGGACGGCCTGGGCGACGCCCTGGCCGACGAGCAGCTGGCCGTGCTCCTCGGCCACGTCGATGGTCTTCCCAGCGGGGTTGCCGAGGAAGTCTTTGGTGAGTTGCACGAACACGGGTGGGGTCCTTTGTGCTTGGTCCTTGGTCCGTTGTCCCTGGTCCGCGGGCGCGGACGGGGGGCGCGGACGAGTGCGGGGGAAAGCGACACGGCGTCCGTCTCCAGGCCCGGGGAGGCTGGCTGGCGGCTTGGCGTCCGCCTCCACCGGCGGGGCCCTGACGGCTTCATCTCTTTAATTGGACGATGGCATCCTGTGAGTGGTCAATATCAGTTTTGCTAAATTCGGCCGCGGAGGCGGTCGAGGCGGTCCCGGACCAGCCCGTCGAGGTCGATCCGCTCCAGGGAGCGGCGCAGGGCCTGCTCGACTTCTTCCAGGGGCGTGAAGGGGATGACGGCCGGCGGTGGCGGGGCGGCCTTGGAGACGGACTCCAGGACGGCGTTCTGCTGGGCGGGGAGGAAGACGCAGGCGTAATCGAGCAAAATCCACTCGTCGATGACGAGGTTGGCCTGGCCGGCCCAGCCGTTCTGCTCGACCTCCTTGTGGTCGGGGACGTGGACCTTGGTGGGCAAGAGGCCGATGCTCTTGCCGCGGAGCATGTCCGACTGTACCAGGGCGAAGGCGAGGTCGGCGGGCCAGTCCTTGCCGTCGGGCCAGTCTTTCGGCCGGGCGGGGTACTGGGTCTTGGCCTTGATGCCGCGCAGCTCGCCGTCGCGGGCGAACTTGCGCCAGAGCGACTTGCCGACGGGCGGCATGGCGTAGTTGTGCTGCAGGGTGACGATGGGGTTGAGCTTGAACTGGCTGTCGTTCATGCCGCGGGCGCGGACGACGTCGCCGACGCGGTCGGGATCCTCGGTGGAGATCCAGCTCACGTCGGAGCGCTCGCCGGGGGAGACCTCGGTGGGCGGCTTGGTGAGGAGGGCCTGGCGGTACTGGTAGGCGGGCTCCCGGGGCAGGGCCTTGAGGACGGCGTCGAGGGCGAAGGCCTGCCGGTCGGTGAGGGGGAAGCCCAGGGGGCCGGTGGCGGTGCCGTAATGCTGGGTAAGCACACTCATGGTTCAACTCCTGTTCCGGATCGTTCGGGAAAGGTCGCGCTCGCGGCGTGGCCCGAAGAAAATAGCGAACAAGGAATAAGGAATGTCGAATTTCCAAGGACAGAGGGAACGCGCCTCGACGCCCTGGCACAGGGCCGAGCTCCCATGCCTATTCTTCCCTTCGACATTCGACATTCCTTGTTCCTTGTTCGCTATTCTCCTCGCCCGCAACCGCCTGCCGGGGTCTTGTCGCCGGTAGCTCACGATCCCGCCGCCGGCGGTTTGTTCCGCCCGACGTGCGGGTCGCTCTCGCTGGGGGCGTAGTGGGCGCGCTCGGGGAGGTCGGTCGGCGCCCACAAGAGCGGCAGCCACGGCTTGTCGCCCCAGGCGACCGGCGGCAGGCCGCGCTCCTGGCGGACCTCGTTGATCGTGACGACGCCGTACTTCATGTCCAGCTCCTGCTGCTGCCGGCCCAGGTCGGCGTTGACCGGCACCGGGTCTTCCGAGGCCACGAACAGGCGGCCGGTCGGGTCGTAAAACGGGATCAGCTGCTCGTTGATCTTCTCGTCGCGGCGCTGCAGCCGCGGGCCGATCGCCTTGGCCATGTGCTGGTGCTCGGCCGCCTGCAGGTTGGCCAGGTTCGTCTCGCTCGTCAGGAAGGCCAGGGGCACGTGGAAGGAGTGGCGATGCGTTCTTTTTGAGACGGAAGTTATTTAAAATAAAGGAGAAGTGGAGTAGGCCGGCGGCGCCTTGCCCGCGCCTTGCCCATAGCGGCGAGATTGGGGGGCAGAAGCCACTGACCTGTTGACCATCACGCCTGACGATTCCGTGGGGCGCGTAGGCGGGTGGCCTGGGAGGTTGGCCGCGAAGAGGGCGGCAGGGGGAAAAGAAAAGCCCGCGGGGGGTGCCCCGCGGGCCGGGCGTTTCGGGAACCCTGCCGTCAACGCCAGCGGTGGTAGTAGCCGAAGCCCACCCGGACCGGTGCCGGCTCCTCGACCACGTAGGCCGGCTCCGCCACGTACACGCCCGCCGGGTAGCGGGAGGCGGTGGCCTGCATCTCCATGACAACCGGGTCGCTGACCCCGTTCTCCTTCAGCCAGGCGATGTCCGTGGCCGACAGGTGGTAGACCGACCCCGTGCTGCGGATCTGGCCGATGATGACCGCGTCGCTGACCCGCTGCTGCGCCATCTGGGCTACCTCGGGCAAGGTCAGCGCCCGCGCGCGGGCGGCGGCCTCCGCCTTCTTCTCCTGGCTGTCCCTCTCGCTGCCGATCGCGCCGCCGGCCAGGGCGCCGACCGCGCCGCCGATGAGGGCGCCGCCCGCGGCGTGGTGGGTGACGCTGCCGATCAAGGCGCCGGTGCCCGCGCCGATGGCGCCGCCAGCGAGGGCGCCGTTCTCCGTGTGGTTCAGCGACTCACAGCCGCACGCCAGCAGGGCTGGCACCAAGGCGGAGCCGATCAATTGGCTTCGGTTCATGGAGGTGACTCCTGGTCGCCGGTGGCGGGCGCCAGGCTGGCGCATGCCGGCTTGGGGCCACCGGCCGAATGGACACCGGGCGCAAGGAAGAGGGGCAGTGCCCCTGGCGGCCAGGGCGGAGAAGTCGGCTCACGCCCGCGGCCGAGTCAGTTCGCCCGGTCAAGGCCTGCAGGGCCGCCGCCAGGGGACGGGGTCGCCCCGGTCTAGTGCTGGGGCGCAGTCCCGGGAGAAACCGGGACCACTTTTAGGCATCGGCCGGCCGAGACGGTTGACTTGAGTTTTCCGGGTCCAGTGGTCCGGGCGGCGCCATGATCGGAACCGCCCGCCGCATAAGGGCGGTGGCCGCCCCGGGAGGTGGGAAGGCGATGCGCGGAAACCGACATCAAAGGGCCGCGGGCGGTTGGCATCGGAGTCGCCTACGCGATACCCCCGCGGACGCGCTCCGCCCGGATGGCTTCCAGCTGCAACAGCGGGTCGAAACGGACGTCGATCGCGCGGCCGCCGCCCGCCATCCGGCCATCGGGCAGCTCGCGGCCGCGGGTCAGCCAGACCGTGATGCCGAGGTCGTTGAACTGCACTTGGGTTGCTTCGCCGGGGGCAGGAAGAAACCGCCGCAGCTCCGGAGGATCTTCACGGTCCACAAGCCTTTCGACCTCGGCGAGGGTCATTCACGCCTCGATGCGGCACGCGCAGGCCACCCCCTTGGCCAGCTGGTCCAGCGCTTCGGCGGTCTCCAAGCCGTCCCCGGCGACAAGGACCGGGGGCACCTGCCAGGAACACGCATAGCGCGAACGCGGGGGTCATCGGCATCCCTCCCGGGTTAGGACCACCAGCCTTATACGGCGGCCCGCCGCCCGGGGCAGCGGGAAGGCCCCGAGGCCTGAACGAACGTTGACCATCGGCAAACGGGGGTGGTAGACTGGGCTGCGGGCGGGGGATAGGGAACTCGAGCCCGACCCCGGAAACGCCTTGCCGGTTCCCCCGCCCTTCTACCCGGCCGGCAAGGCACAGCCGAGAAAGGCGTAAGGCACCATGTCCGGGAGTTCTCCCCCCCTTGGCTCGACCTCTGCTCATGATGCGCGCACGTATCCGAACCCGGATGGAAGCCGGAGGCTGAACGTTAACGCCATAGCGGAGCGGTTCGGCATCAAGCCTGGCACCTTCCGTGCGCGACAGCGGAAGGGGTGGCCTAGCCTCAACGGCGGCAAACTGACGTCGCAACCCGGAAGGTGGGCCCGGGGAGAGGAGGCGACGTTTTTAGAGGCCGACGTCGAGGCGGCCCTTGCTGATCCGGAATTTGATGGCCGCTTTCCCGATGCGCCGGGCGGCACTCGGCTCACGGCTGATCGAGTTCGCCGTGAATTAAAAACGGGGAGGAAGCCTCTCAGCAGGTATACCCTGGAAAAGTGGGAGACGAGTTGCCCCCACCTCGATGGCAATCCCCTCACGCCTCACAGAATGAAATCGCCGAGGACGGGTTTAGAGCACAAGACATACGCGGAGACAGACATCGACGCGATCAAACGGCGGCTGGCGCAGCCAGCGGTCGGCCGTCACGTTGACCGGGAAGGCGCGTGGCTCGATGTCGCATCCACAAAACGAGAACTCGGGGTGCACCGCCAGACGCTTACCGCCTGGGAAGGCGGCTGCGGCTACCTTGACGGTGAACCGCTGCGAAGCAAGAAAGAGTGCGGCAGGCACGGCGGCGAAGAGATGTGGTATTTTGAAGATGATGTTTATAGTATTAAAGAAGCAATGGCCCAACCGGAAGGCGTCTACGGGAGTGCAGACGACCCTTATCTCACCCCCGCTGCCGTCGCCGAAGACAAAAGGTTTGGTTACGGTCGTCAAACGCTTCTGGGCTGGGAGAATCACTGCCCGTTCCTTCCTGCGGGAAAGCTTCCTACACGCCTGTTCACAGACAAGCACAACGCAACGAAGCAGCGGAAAACCTACCGGGTCGCCGACCTTTTAAGGGTTAGCCGAGCCCGCAAGGTTCGCTTCGATGGGTGTTATGAGACCGCGGCCGGCCGGCGTTTCAACTTGGCCCGTGCCAGCAAAGAGTGCGGGCTCTCGTCCGCCTGTTTGCGGAACTACGTCCGCAAAAGCCCGTACCTCCCCGAGCGCCACCTCCCTTTCAAGAGGAAGAGGCCGCCAAGGGATCAAGGCAAGCGGGAGTTTACGGTTCTCGAAAGCGACCTCAAGCGACTCATGGACGCCATAGAGGCGGCGCATAACTATGGTCAGCTTGATGGGAACTGGAAAAGTTCGGAAGAAATTGCAGGGCATTACAAAATCCTCGAGCCGTCCATGCAAAGGACGATGCGTTCAATGCTGTGCGAATGGCGTCGCGACGGGGTCCTGGCAGCGAAGCAGGTGCGGCCGCGGCACGGAGGGGCACCGTTCTGGATTTATGACGTCAACCAGATCGACCGCTTGTTGACACGACCGGTAGGGCTTGCATCTGAGGTCGCACCGGAGGGCGAACAAACGGCGGAGGGTCGAAACGGGCCTACAACCACCCTCGACTCTAACGGGCAGGAATCGAAATCGGCCCCCTTAGCAGGCTCGGCCAGCCTTGATGCAGTCGAGGAGTGCCATCCTACGGACCACAAGGCGGTTGCCGATGCCATGCTATCGTGCGCTGAGTTGGCCAGGCATTTCGGAGTTGATCCCGAAACCCTAAGGTTTCGGCTCCTCCGCTGGCAACGGACCAGTGACGAAGGGTGGATCGAAGTGGCCAACCGCAAACCGCGCGAACCTCGGTACCGCTATCGGGTTTCCGCCGTCATGCCCATAGTCGAGAGCCTCAGGGCGAACGGCGAACGCACGGCGAAAACAAATTGCCCTGCGTAAGGCTATGCGTTTCTTGTCTTTATGCGCCGTTGGCCCGCACGGCGAACGCAATTCAACACCACAACTCTTCCAATCGCCGCTAGTCTTACCGCCCGATTGAGGGTCCGCTGGTGAGCGGCATCCGTGCGGACAGATTTCCTGCACCGAGTGAGGCTGCGTTATGGCCCAAAGCACCACAACTGAACCGCCGGCCGCCTTGAACGGCCGGGCCGAGGCCGAGCCGCCCGAAGGCCAGGCCGGCGTCCTCCCGCTGCTGCTGGCACTGCCGGAGGTGGCCGGGCTGCTCAGACTCTCGGAGCGAACGGTCAAGCGCATGACCGCCGAGGGGATGATCCCCGGCGTCTGCCGGCCTTACGGCCGGTCCGTGCGGTACTCTCGAAAGGCGGTCGAGGAATGGATCGCCCGCGGCTGCCCGCCGGTGCGGGGGTCGCGGCGGCGGCACACGCAACCCTAAGACGCCGGACCCCGGGGTGTGTCTCTCTGGCCCGCCCGGCTGAGGGTTTATGTTGTGTTTTTGTCACCCCTCACCGGCTGTGCTGCTCGTTTTTATTGGTCAGCTAACCCCACCCGATGGAGGTGCACATGGCACAGACCCATCACACGACCGGTAAGAAAGCAACCATGCTCGCCTGCCCCGAATGGCGGGTGCGGCGCGCTGCCGATGCCCTGCAAGGAGGGGTCCCGCGCGTCGGCCAGTACCGCGCGGTTCCCAAAGGCTTGTGGGGAAAGCTGAGGCAAGAACTGCTGAAAAAGGCTACCCGCGGACGGACACGCCCACGCAGAGACAGCCTAACGCACGTCAACGACGAAACGGTCGGCATCCGCAACGGGGTGCATTGAGCGGGACACCCAACGCTAAACCCCGCCGGCTGAGGGCGGGGCGGCGCTACTTCAACAGAGGGCTAAAGCTATGGTATGCGACCAATGGCTGGCCGACAACGGCCCGCCCGCGCCAGCTATCGACACCGACTACCCCTACGCCGGTGACCTTGGCCTGGCCGATGCCGAGGTACGGCTAATCTGCCCGTGGGCCGCGGAATTGGTGGCCCTCGACGGCACGCCCTGCTGGTCGGTAGACGACCTGGGGGTGGCCGAATGACCGCACTCACCACCGACGGCAAGCCCCTGCAAGATGCCCGCGCCGCCGCGGAGGTGTACCTGTCCAGGGGGCTGGCCCCGATCCCGCTTCCCACCCGTGCTAAAGATCCCGGTTACGGAGGTTGGCCAGGCCTGCGCCTGAACGCCGACACCCTCGACCAGCATTTTCCCAGGGGACGGGTGCTCAACGTCGGCATCCTGAACGGCGAACCGTCGGGCAACCGCCTCGACGTGGACCTGGATTGCCCCGAAGCCGCGCTTGCCGCACAACATCTGTTGCCGGCCACGGGTTGGGTTTTCGGCCGCAAGTCCGCCCCCCGGTCCCATCGGATCTACCAGGCGGACGCACCGCTGCGTACAGCCCAGGTGAAGTACACCGGCCTGGACGGCGCCGTGCTGGTGGAGTTGCGGGGCACCGGTGGCCTGACCGTGTACCCGCCCTCGACTCACAAGGAGACCGGCGAGCCCATCGCCTGGGAGCGGTTCACCGAGCCCGGCCAAGTGACCCTGGCGGATTTGCAGCGGGCCCTCCGGGAGGTCGCCGCGGCGTCCCTCCTGGCCCGGCACTGGCCCGCCCGGGGCAGCAGGGACGCCGCCGCAATGGCCCTGGCCGGGGGTTTGACGAGGGGCGGCTGGGAGGGAGAGAGGGTGTCCCGGTTCGTCGGGGCCGTGGCCGAGGCCGCCGGCGACGAGGAGGCGCGCATGCGGGCCGGCAAGGCCGAGCCCACGGCGCGGAAGCAAGAGGACGGCAAACCCACCACGGGGTGGCCGAAGCTGGGGCAGCTGCTCGGCGCCGACGGGAAGGAGGTGGTCGGCCGCGTCCGTGATTGGTTGGGTCTTAGCACGCCGGCCCGGGCCATTGACGCTGTACCCGACGCCCTCCCCTGGCCCGACCCGCCAGCCGCCGAGGCGTTCCACGGGCTGGCTGGGAGGATCGTCCGGGCCATCGAGCCCGCCACCGAAGCGGACCCGGCCGCCCTGCTGGTGCAAGTCCTTATCGCCTTCGGCAACGTGATCGGGGCGGCGGCGCACTTCACCGTCGAGGCCGACCGGCACCACGGCAACGAGTTCGTCGTTCTGGTGGGCCCCACCAGCAAGGCGCGAAAAGGGACAAGCTGGGGTCGAAGTTCCAAGCCGTTCATGGAAGTGGAAGAGGACTGGGCGCGGGAGCGGATCGCCTCCGGGCTGTCCAGCGGCGAGGGCCTGATTTGGCAAGTTCGCGACCCGATCATGAGGCGGGAGC